AGTCTGCTGATTCGCTGCATTTGATCAAATCATATTTGCCGCAAAACTGCATAAATCTCACACCCACTTGACCCACATCTTTGTGAGATCGTTGTTCACGAATACAAGTGTCTACAACATGCTTGACCTCATCTGGTTGTGCTGTCAAATCAATCAACGACACATTACGATTATAGTCATCCAACACTCTATGCTCTTGACCATTGTGATCAGTCCAACGCTGTAACATCATATTGTTCCAGTTAAAACCTTGACGATCACGATCTTCAAATGCCTCTTGCAATCCTACTTTGTTTTTAGTGCCCTTGGTTCTTACACCAGGAAAGGCTGAGAATACATTGTCGCTGGTATCGCCACGCATGCATTTTTCAAACAACAACCATTTGGGATCTGGAATAGTTTTTGGTTCTTGCTTTTTCTTATCGATTACAGCTTTTCCTTTGGCATCAAAATACCCTTCCAGTGTAATGTGTTCATCGCTGATGCCATTATACTGTGTTACATTAGGGGCAATTAATTGTACAAAGTCAGTATCGCTACTGATAATGATATGTTCGTCTTGTGGATGTAATGCAATCCAACGAGCAATGATATCGTCACCTTCTGCTGTTGGACATTGAATTACTGAGCAATTGGTTCTCTCAGCCAAGTATTTAGTCAAAGCATCATAAGTTTCCCAGAACATTTTATCTTCATCTTGTTCTGCTTCTGTTAGTGCAGCACGGGCCACAGCACGATTCTTTTTGTATGGCTCGTAAAAATCTTTGCGCCATGATCTGCCTTCCAGTGCAAACACCACATGATCTGCTTTGAAACGTGTGGCTACTTTGTTGGCACTCATTAAAGTGACATGCAAAGCAAAGCCAATTTTTTCCCAAGTGTCTGATGCACGAAACGTACCGTGTCGAGCACGGAAAAACATGTTTGCTGTATCAATCAGCACATAACGCATATGAAGCCTTAAATTAGTTTGTTGTTGATAATGTATTGTAACATAAAACGGTGAAAATAGCTATGGCCATCCTTACCAAAATGCCATGAATTGGGTGCTACTGTCTGAATACCTTGATCTTGAATCAGGTAATTGAACGTTTGTTTTGGATCATATGGTCCAATATAACTAGATCCCCATTCATATCTTTCTTTTAACGGGCCAAAATCATTGTTACCATTGAAGAATATGTGTCGTATATTTTTGGATTCTAGCTCTTGATGGAACTGCCAAATATCTTCGTGTGCTTGTTTGGTTTTTGCTTGCCAGTCTATATTGGCCACAAATTGTTTGTATTTTTCTTCTAGTTCTTCTGGCACCGAATCAATGCCCGATCCGTTGACTTGATAATAAACATTGTTGTGCAACCATTCTTCTCGTTCCCAAGTGCTCCATTGTATGATTACCAGTGGATCTTGGTTGCCGGAATGTGCGTGTAACCAGTCTCTTGTGGTTCTTATAATTCTACTGTTGGAGCTGGCGCTTTCGGCTCCGCAATGAAATCCGGCACGTAAAGCATCGGCCAATCTGCGGCCCCAACTTACTGCAATATTTTCTGGATGGGGAGCACGACCCATATAAAATAAATCTGGGTCATCCATGGCAAAAGCATGTCGATTTACAGCCTCGGCGGCTGCAGTGTGACTATCGCCATTAACGTATAGTATCATCGATTAACTGACTTCTCTACGTCCATTGCCTAGATCTTTACTGCTAGGTCCTCTGTTGGGATTTATTGCCTGTTCTTGTTCCCAAGTTTCCATGACCACATGTCTACACACATTGTTGAACCAGCGATCCACAATGTCGGCATCAGTGTCATCGGGTTTGATTTGATATCCAGCACGCACTAGGTTAGCAACAAATTTATCGTTCCAATCCAATTCAAATGCACCTTGATGCAAATTCTCTGGATCTACATCCATACTGAGAATTGCTACCCATGGTTCGCCCTTTTCTGTTGCTAGTTCTTTTTCTGTTTTTTTGGCTTTAACTTCTTTGGGTTCAACCTTAACTGGTTTTTTCTTTTTGAATATGTCAAACATTCCCATTATTCTCTCACTTTCTTAATCATTAATATCAATGCTTCGTCACGATGGTACCAACGTGATTCAATCACTGGTTCTCCTGGTCCGTGCCATATAGCTCGACTGTACATGGCTGTGGTCAACCATAACCAACGTTTGCTAACATAACATCTACGAGGCCACAAACTGAATCGATACTCGTATTGAGCACGCTCTTCAAATGGATCATAGTCGTCAATCATGCTCACAAGATATTTCACTTTTTAAACACTGGTATAGGTTGCATCTTGTGTAAGTTTCTAGCACGAATCTTACGATACTGATACAAATGCATGGCTTCTTGATCGCTTGCTGGCATATCGTTGGTTTCATCTAGATCCATTGCACGTTCTAATTGAGCATAACTTAAACCATCCAGTTGGTCTTGGTCCACACGGCCATCTTCCCATAACCCATCTGTAGGAGCAGCATCAATGATGCGTTGATCCACACCTAGCTCACGTCCTACTTGCCAAACTTCTGTCTTGGTCAAATCAGCAATGGGACTGATATCCACACCGCCATCACCGTACTTGGTAAAAAATCCTACGCCAAAATCTTCAATCTTGTTGCCTGTGCCTACAACAATGCCCGAGCAACTTTGTGCTATTTGATACAATGCCATCATACGCAATCTACTACGACTGTTGGCAAATGCCAGTTCACTGTTGTAATTGCCCATGGTTTCTTCAAACACATCAAACGTTTGAGTAAGATTAACAATTTCTGTGCGTACATTAGAGAACTTGCCGCCTAACCAAAAGCAATGATCTAAACTAAGATTATGTAATTCTGGTCTTTGGCGAATAGGCAACGCCACGGCAATTGTGTGTATGCCTGTTTGGGCACATAATGTACTGACCACAGCTGAATCAATGCCGCCTGATACTCCTACTACTAAACTCTTGATATTGTGATCAACTGTGTATTGACGAATCCAGTTGGTGATTCTATTTGATAAATTATTTTGCAACTTTAAAACTCCATTCTTGAAGTGCTTGGTTAAGAGATTCGCTTGGCATAATTACCGGCAATAGGCCAATCAATATTACCAGCACAGTGCATAAAAAAACGTAGTACCAATCTTCAGGCTTCATTTGCCCCATCCATTGCCCCATAAGTCTACGTGCAATCGTGGACTGTAATTCCAACCTTGATCACAACAGATATTGGCAATGCGTAATTTGTTGGCATCGTAAGGTTTCACAACACCGCCCTGTGGCATTAAGTAGATTACACCCTTAAATCCTGCGGCTCTATATTCGTCTGTAGCACGAATGGCATCTTCGATATGCTTATCAGTTTCTACCACAAACTTAAGATAAGTGTGACCATAATTTTGATAACTGCAAACAATATCAGGACAGATAGCATCTTCCCATTTCTCCCCACTGGCTGATAATTTAGCACTTACGCTAAACGTAACCTGACCATTCCAATGACTTAAACAATGTGCAAAATCGTCATGTAACGTTTGAGTGCCATTGGTTTCAAAGGTGATATTTTTTAGATCACTCATACGTGGATGACTCAACAATTCTTGATAAGCACGTTGCCAACCCAATAACGGTTCACCACCAGTGATAACCAAGTGTACATCGTTGCCGTTGTTTTGTGTCCATTGATTGTTAGGAGTAAGTGCCAACATACGTTCTACTAGTTCTTCTGTGGTCTGTGTTGGACTCAAATGCTTGTAAGCAGGATGCCATGACGCATAGCTATCACAACCAGTTTCTACCAACGGCAAATCGTTGAATGTTTTGTATAATTCTATTGACTTGGCTACTTCATCTGCACCAGTTGACGTTTCGCCAGGTTTACAACCAAACCCACTACAGGTAAAGTTACAACCATAGGTTCTCAAAAACACAGACGGAACACCAACAAAACGTCCTTCGCCTTGTAAACTGTAAAATACTTCGGATACTTTAATTTTTGCCATTATCTTTGCCACCAATCTTCCCAAGGAAATACAATCCAAACATCATCAACTGATTTGTTGATATTTTGTGCTGTATAGTTAATATCTAATTTACTCTTGCTTGCTTCATTGTCCAACAATGTGGCCACTCGAACATTGCCATTCCAGACAGTTTTCCACTTTTTATCTTTGGGCATACAACTGTCCTGCCAATCTTTCATGATCCAATTTAGTGTAGCACCTGTGTCATTTAAATCATCTACAATAAGAATGTTTTTACCGTTGAATGCATCTTCGGCCATCCATAAGTTACATTCGGTGTCCTCGTGATCACGCAAACTCACTTTTAGAGTGTGCATTTTTATATCCAAGTATTCGCTGATCATAGTGGCTGGAATCAATCCACCGCGTGTCAACCCTACAATATAATCAGGTCGCCAACCGTCGTGTGCCATTTGACGCAATACTTCCTGGACTCGATGTTCTATATCTTGCCATGTAAGAAATAATTTTTTCATATATTATTATAACATCTATTTAGACCAATGGTCAAGGTAAGTTGGAAATATCAATGGTTTTTGTTGGAATATTTTTTATTGGCTCTTTTGGTATACCCAATTGATCATTGATACTTTGCATCAAGGACAACTTGGCCGGGGCATTTCTACTGCCGTGCCAATGTACAAGATTGGCATCTTCCAATCGGCATCCATTCCAATTATCAGTGAACTCTTTTTCTTGAGCACCGCCTGGCAACCAAGGACCTTGATATGCCATCTTTGGATCTATTACTTGTTCTGGAGTCAATCCCTGAGACCAAACCATGCGATTGTACAATTTTTGATCATTGTTCCATTCTGTGGCGTTGGCAACATCAATCAATGCTTGTTCAAACATTGCACGATCCATTTCGGCTGGATAGTATCTAACATCAGCATTGAGAAAATGAGCATGCTCGTCCAACTGTTTGGGATCAGTGTAGTTGAACATAAGAAAATGTTTGTACTTGCCAAATACTTCTGTGGGTTTGATCAGTTGTGTGTCAGCGCCACAGTAGAATATGTTGCATGGTTCAGCACTCCAGATGTTCCAAATAGCTCTAAACTGTTGCCGGAATACATGATTGACATCGTTGGCCTTGGATTCTAGTTTGATGTATTCCCAGTCTCCTAGCAAGTTATGTAAAAAGCTGGCTTCGCTGAGTCGGGCCATCTGCGTGTAATGAGCAAATAAATCTCCTTCATCTGCTCGATCCCTGCCAGGCCACCATTTGGTACTATCAATACGATGTAAACCTTTGATCAAATAATTTTTCATGGATGTAGCTTGACCTTGGGAAAATATTGAACAAATATATCTGTGTCAACAGATCTGGCTGTTTGTATACGATTTTTGATTTCAGCAAAGAAGTTCCAAGCCAATGGTACAAATACCAAACGATCTTGGTCAGTGTATCGATCTAGTTCTTTGATGGACACAATCGGAAAACCAGTTCCTGGTGTAAATTTTCCTTGCTTGAGTGGACTATCATCAATAATAAAATCCAACTTGATACCACTAAAATTCAACAACGTATTGCCTTTGGCTGCTGCTCCGTATCCAACCACGGTGTAACCATTGTCACGGAAAGTTTGAACAGCAGTTACTAGATCTTCAACATTGGATTTTACAGTTTGTTCCCATGTGGTATAAGTTGATGGAGTTAGCAATCCATGTCTAGCTTCCATGTCAATGATGTTGTCAACATGGCATGGTCTCAAATTGTGTAAACTCAACACAAAGATATAACTGTTGCCATGTATGGGCGTTTTGATCACATCCACTAGGTATAACCCA